ATTGGTGCTATCCTTATGCTGCTCCTTATCTAAGGCAGAAGAGATATGTCCATCAGGAACGGTAGGTCTTTGTGATCCTGTAGTACTAGAAACAATAGTTGAGACTGTAACAGAGACAACACAAAATGATGGACAAGGAACTTTAACGACTACTGTAACAACAACTGTAACGACAACTGATACAGTAACTAATGAAGACTCAGGTAACCTTATATCATCTGACTCTACCTATGTATCATCTAGCAAACAAGGTGATATGGACAGTGATTGGGGAGGCCAAGGACCAGCAAGTATGCCAACTGGCAATTCGTGTGGTAGTTTAGGCACAGATAGATGTGCAATGATAACTGGAAGTGGTAACTCAACATCTACAATGGGTGTACCTAACATGGGTACAACTTTTATACAAACAATAAATATATCAAGTCTAAATATAGAAAAAGGTGGAAGAACAACTTATACCATTAAAGTAGACAAACAAGATGCTAGTGACAGTATCTATATGCATATAACAGGTAAAGATGGAACTACTACCGCTTTCGCAGGAACAGACGTACTATCAGCAGCAGGTGTATCAAGCGGATATGCAGAGTACACTGGTGGTTTTGACTTTGCTGATTCTCTTACTTCTCTCATCGTTGAAGTAGGAGGCAGAGATATCAACTTGGCTATAGGGCCAATGTTTGATGATGTGACGATCAATGTGTTGTATAACGTAGTGAGTCAGATTGTACTACAGTCAATAACGACAGTTGAACAATATGTATTACACAATGACGGTGCTAGTGATACAGAAATAGAAATAGTAAAAGAAATCTTTGATAATAATATACCAGTAGAACAACCAGATGGTGACTTAAACTTTGAACCAATAGATGGAGGAGACACAAACGAAGATTCATATGAGTCTGTAGAACTAGAACTAGAGCTAGACTTTGAGATGGATTTTGAGATGGACTTAGAAATGCCAGAGATGGATCTAGAGTTTGATATGCCAGACATGACAATGGAAGCTCCAGTAACTGCAGTAGATGTAGAAATGGAAATGGATGTAGAGGTTGTAGAAGTAACAGAAGCACCAGTAGAAGAAATAGAAGTGGCAGCAGTATCGGAGCCTGAACCAGCAGAGAGTACTCCTGACCCAGAGCCGCAAAAAGAAACAGTAGAACCAGAACCTGAGTCACAACCAGAACCTGAAGCGCAAGACGAACCAGAAACAGAGACTCAGGAAGAAGAAGTAAAGGAAGAGCCTACAGAAAAAGAGGCTAAACCTGAACCTAAGAAAACAGAAACTAAAAAACAAGAAGAAACAAAAGAAAAACCTGCAGCTAAAGTAATAAAGAAGAAAGCTACTAAACCAAAAACTAAAGCAGAAAAAAAAGAAGCTAAACAAAAAGCAGGTAGTAAGATCGTTAAGAAGATGGGTGACAAAGGCAGATATGATTCTGCGAATCAATTAAAGACACTCATTGTAATGCAGGTACTAGGAGACACTAAGGAGTTCTTTTCAGCACAAAAAATGTTGCCAGACATCCAAGGTTTCTTTACAAGTGGGGTTGTACCTGACGCAGAAATAAAAGATAATAACTTTGCGTCATTTATGCTAACAGGAAAATCCCACGTAAATATGAATGCATTAATTGATTTGCAATATAAATAGGAGAGATACAATATGACAACATCGTCAACAACATCCATTAATGATGTAGGAACTAATAGCAGCTTTTTAGTTCAGTCTGCTGTCACTGTAGGGAGCAGTGCAGGTAGTACAAATGTAACAACTGCAGGAGCCGTTATCGTACATCTATCAGCGGAGATATACTACAATTTTAGTGCATCTTCAACAGCCGCAATATCTACAGCAAATGATCTAAAACTTGCGGCAGGGTTACATACTTTAGTTGTACCCAAATCAGGTACTACACTACAGTACTTAAACTATCAACGTGTAGGTGGCAGTGACGTTACTATGCGTTTGGTACTACAATAAACATATTTAAAAAAGGATAATATAATATGGCAACTACTACAATTACACAAGGTATTGAAGAATACGAATCATCCGTTGAGTTTAAAGACGGAATAGATATTACTGGTGCAATAACAAGAGCATCACCTGTTAACATAATAGATTGGGATTACATTTCATGTCCTACTCCTATTGTGTCAACACTCACAGGCGCAGGCGGTGCTGATGGAGTAATGGCAGACGGTGAATTATTCAGTATGCTTTTCCCCGGAAAGAATGGTCAAGTTACACCAGTTCAAGGTAGCATGATTGGAGCGCACACAGTTGCTGCAAGTGGCTTTATGGTAGAGGGTACAATCCCAGCTACTGACACAAATGGCACAGCAGCAGGTCTAAACCTACAAGGTGATGCCGCAACAGCAGACAACACAGGTCTAGAACTTATCTTTGGTGGAACTCAGTTTGGTGGAGGTGCTGCTTGTACTATTGGTACACACGCAATGACTTTCGATGCAACATTTAATAGTGTTGACTTTACTGACCAAGATTGTGTTTCAATCGGATTTAGAAAAGTAGAAGAGTTTGAAACAGGTCACCCAGCTACTGTAGCAGCAGCTTCAGGTGATGGTCTTTACACTGACTACGTAACTTTTGGTGTGCAATCAGCAGATGATGTTCAGATAGCAAGTAGACTTAATGACGGTACAACTGCTTATGTTGACTCAACTGAAGCAACTGCAGCTAGTGGCAATCACAGATTTAAAGTTGAAGTATCTTCTGCTGGTGTTGTGACATTCTCACACATTGGTGCTGCCGTTATGAGTGCAGGTACTTTAGCTGCGCCAAGTACAACAGCAACATTTACTTTTGATGATGGTGATGTTGTAGTTCCTTATTTGACTATTTTAAGTACAAACGCAGATTCTGCGATACACTTAAAAGCAGTGCAAATAACTCGTACACCGGGACTTAGTTACACAGATTAATAAGGTAGATTAACATGGCTGTAAAAAAGAAATCGACTGTTAACAAAGCTGGTAACTATACTAAGCCTACAATGAGAAAGAATCTTTTTAATCAAGTTAAAGCTGGGAGTAAGGGTGGAAAGCCGGGCCAATGGTCTGCTCGTAAAGCCCAACTCCTAGCCAGCCGCTACAAAGCTAAAGGTGGAGGATACAAATAGTGGCACTAAAGGCTAGTCAAAAGAGTTTAAAATCATGGACAAAACAGAAGTGGCGAACTAAAAGTGGGAAACCATCTAATAAAACTGGTGAAAGATATTTACCTTCAAGCGCAATTAAGTCTTTATCTAGTAGCGAATACGCTGCAACTACAAGAAAGAAAAGACAAGATACTAAAAAAGGTAAACAATTTAGTAAACAACCTAAAACTATAGCTAAAAAAACTAGGTCGTATCGGAAAGTATAATATGACTAAGAAGTTAGAGAATGGCTCTAAATACGCTATTGCTGACACAGATGGTGATGGCGTTATTACAGACGAAGAAATGGACCGCCATGAACGGTGGGTGCGTTTAGAAAACGAAGACAAACTTATGGATACACAACGCATAATGGCGTGGTTAGCTATGGCTACAAGTATCCTTACTGTTGTACTACTATTGACACCAATTATAAATACTGCTAGAATGGAAAGTGCTTCAGGATTCTTAAATACTTTTCTTGTAGCTCAAATGGGGGTTGTCTTAGGTTTTATGGGAGCAACAGCTTTAAGTAAAACTAAGACACATTAGTTAGGATAATACATGGCAGAAGTAGAAATAGGTGGAGCTAAAATTACAGGTGGAAAACTGTTTTGGGCTTTACCTTTATTAGGAGCATTAGGCTCTGGTGCATGGGGTGGATTTACTTTGTACCAAGAATTTTTAGATTTACGTGAAGCTACAGAAAACTATGTATCGCCTGATCTATCTCATATAGATAATCACATGACTATGGTAGAAGGTGAGCTAGGTATTATAAGTGCAGAGTTTAAAGCACTCAAAGAAGTAGACGCTGCAACTTCAGCAGTTATACGAGAGCAAATTAATTCTGTAAAAGCTATTTCTGCTCAACTACAAACAGATCTACACGATCTACGAATGGATCTTAACCAAGATACAGCAGAGACAAACAACGCTATTGAAGTTAAGTCAGACAAGATAAACGCTAATATAGATAAACAAGAAGCACGTTTAGAAAAACAAGACTCTCGTAATCGCCAAAACATAGAAGATGTACGAGGAGTTATTAATACTTTTGAACTACGGTTTGAATCTACTATCAGTTCTTTTGAGGAACGTATGGATTCTAAGATGTCAAAGCTAGATCAGAAGTTAGATAACTTAGAAGCAGCCTTAGATAAAAAAATACAACGTGCAATAGATAACCCATTGGCAGGTAACTAAATGAGTATAACGTATAGAGGCGAAACATTTGCAGGTTACAACAAACCTAAACGTACTCCTAAACACCCAACTAAATCTCACGTAGTTCTCGCTAAAGAAGGCGACACTATAAAAATGATACGCTTTGGTGAGCAAGGCGCAAAGACTGCAGGTAAAGCTAAAGCTGGCGAGTCTGCAAAGATGAAAGCTAAACGTAAAAGTTTTAAAGCTAGACATCGTAAAAATATTAAGCGTGGTAAGTTAAGTGCAGCTTACTGGGCAGACAAGGTAAAGTGGTAACTGTATGTGGACACCGTTAGCTCTCATATGTTCCCTGTATGTTAGTACAGAATGTACGACATTTGGTGGACCTGTATTTAAAACTGAAGCAATATGCTATGAACAATTACAAACTGTAGGATTACCTTATTTAAGACAAAAATTTCCTGCTTCTAAAATAATAGATGTAAAATGTATAAACTGGGACAAGAATAATACAGGTACAGATACATAAAATAAAAGGAATACACAATGGCAAGTAAATTAACTCAATGGATTAACTCAAAACTTAAAGCTAAAGGTATGTCTGCTAAAGAAGCTCAAAAAAATGCAGGTAAGTATTCTAGTATTGCAGCAGCTAAAAAAGCTGGAAGTCTTTACTATACAGATAAAAAAGGTAGAGTTATGATTGCTGCTTACGCTGAAGATTTAAAAGCTCCTATCAAATCTCCTCCTCCAAAGAAAAGACCTAAAAAAGAAGTAGAGTCTGATAAAGGTACAGAACGCAAATTAAAAATAGCAAGATTAAGAATAAAATCAGGTGACACAGTAGCAAAAATAAAACAATTAAATAAAAAAATTGATGAACTTCGTAAAGAAAAAATAACTGTAGCAACAACAAAAGTAAAAAAGAAAAAGAAACCACCTAGTTTTTTAAGCAGCAAAGCAAACGCTGCAACTATGCTTATAATTAAAGGTCCAAAGGGTCCATTAAAAAGAAAAGCTAATGCAACAGATAACGAAGTTAGTAACGAGCAGTTAAAACAAAAGGGAGGAAAGACAAAAGGTTCTAGAGTAGTTGAAGCTGGTGATCGTTATAGAAAACCCGGTCAAGGAAGAGGCAGGGGACTAAGAGGAACAAATCCCGAAGAACCATTATCAGGTAAAACAAAATATAAAAGAAGAAAAAGAAGAAAATAAAAAGGAATATATATCATGGATAAAATACGAACATCTATTGCAAGTATTACTGAAATAGGAATTTCGCTTATCACATTATCTATCGTAGCTTCGATGCTAGTAGGATCAAGCAATCTAATATTCTTAGGTAATGCAGTTGCTAACATAGTTGAGCTAATTGAAATGCTAGGCAGCACTGGACTTGCAGGACTAATTGCTACAGGAATTGTACTATACCTATTTGGGTGGTCAGGTTTCTGTGATTGCAAAAAGAAGTAAAAACACATAACAGGGTTGCAATAAAAGCAATTTTATGTTATAACTAAGTGTGATATAACTTCCGTAGTAAGTCAGACTCCCTGACCTACTTTATTAAAAAAAGGAAGTATATCATGCTAAAAAATTTATGGCGCAGAGCAGTAGCTGCACAAGAACGAAGAGCCAACTACTGGAGATTACAAAACATGACAGACAGAGAACTGCGAGACATTGGTGTTGAGCGTTTTGAAATTAGTAAAAGGATTTATAAACAATGGCAATGACAAAGAAAAAAAGTGGTGGCTGTGCAGGTAGAGGAATGGATGTAATGAAGTTAAAATTAGCTGGCAGTATGACTAAACAAAAACCATCAAACTATATGGGTGGTGGCATGGCTAAAAAGAAAAAAATGATGGGTTATGCAGAAGGTGGGATGTCTATGAAAAAACCTGCAGCTAATCAAAAAGGTTTAAAAAAACTACCTAAAGCTGTACGTAATAAAATGGGCTTTATGAATAAAGGTGGTATGGCAAAGAAGAAAGTTAAATAATGTTAGCTCAACTTATATCACCTGTCACTGGTCTTCTTGACAAGTTTATTGAAGACAAAGACCAAAAGAATGCTCTCGCTCACGAGATAAGCACTATGGCTGAACGCCACGCACAAGAACTAGCTATGTCTCAGATTAAAGTTAATCAAGAAGAGGCAAAGTCTGGTTCTTTGTTTATTGGAGGATGGCGACCTTTTGTAGGCTGGATCTGTGGAATTGCATTGCTGTATCACTTTATCTTGCAGCCTTGCATTTTATTCTTTGCTACAATGTTTGGAGCTACACTACCACCTTTACCTGCATTTGATATGGGTAGTCTTATGACTGTTCTTATGGGAATGTTGGGGCTTGGCGGTTTACGTAGCTGGGAAAAGAGCAAAGGCATAGCTAAGAAATGAGTGCAGCAAACTTCTCTAAATGTTTAGATATGCTTTTACACCACGAAGGTGGTTTCGTAAATCATCCTGACGATCCGGGTGGCATGACCAACTTAGGTGTTACGAAAGCAGTATACGAAAAGTACATCAAGCGTAACGCTACTGAAGCTGAGATGAGAGCATTAACAAAGATTGATGTCTCACCTATATACAGAAGTAATTACTGGGATAGGGGGCATTGTGATGATCTACCTAGTGGAGTGGATTGGTCTGTGTTTGATTGGGGTGTTAATAGTGGAATGGGCAGGGCAGCGAAAGCGTTACAGAGGGTGGTTGGTGCTACTGCTGATGGTGCTATTGGCCCTATGACAGTTAAAGCTACTCACGCTATAAAACCTCACGATGTAATAGTTAAGATGCACTCTGTTCGTCAAGAGTTTTACGAAAGCCTTTCTACGTTTAAAACATTTGGTAGAGGGTGGTCACGTAGAAACGATGAGACATTAGAAGCAGCATTAGAAATGGCAGGAGAATAACATGGCAAACAAAACTGTAGAAGCACCAAAAGGTTTTCACTGGATGAAAGCAGGTAAAGGATACAAGCTGATGAAAGGTGAATATAAGCCTCACGCAGGTGCAGTAAAGAAAGCTTCGTTTGAAGTACAGAAAGTTCATAAAAAATGACACGAGTATTAACTGACAATCAAAAAAAGTTTTTAGAAGTATTGTTTGAAGAAGCTGGAGGCAGTCACGTTGCTGCAAAAAGACTTGCAGGTTACAGTGAAAACACACCAACTAAAGCTGTAACTGATTCTTTAAAGGATGAGATAGTTAGTGCAACAACTGACTACCTTGCTCAGATTGCACCTAAAGCTGCTGTAGCTATGGCTAAAGCTTTAGACGATCCTACTGAGTTAGGAATACGAGACAAGATGTCAGCAGCTAAAGACTTATTAGATAGAGGTGGATTTGGTAAAGTAGATCGTGTAGATGTTAATTCATCTGGTGGCGGTGTATTTATATTACCAGCTAAAGAAGGTAAGAACGAATAAAACGTGAAGATTTAGGGTATTGGGAATTACCTAAACCTAAAAGAGGAAAAGAAAAACACTGGCATACTATTGCTAGAGTATCGTTAAAAACTGTACCGTTTGGTTATAAAATTAATGACGACAATGACAGACTATTAGATCCTGTAATTGATGAGCTAGAAGCATTAGAAGTAGCTAAAAAACATTTACTACAATACAGTTATAGAGAAGTAGCTCAATGGTTATCCAGACAAACAGGCCGAAGTATATCCCACATGGGACTAAAGAAAAGAATAGACATTGAGCGAAAACGTAAAAAAACAGTTACTATTAAACGTAGGCTTGCCCAACGACTTGCCCAAACGCTCCAAGAAATCGAGAACCTCGAAACGCAAAAAGTCGGAACCTACTCTAGTTAAAGAAATTGAAGCTGTACCTGCTAAACCTATAGCACCAGCATACGATGTACAAGAAGCCCAAGATGTAGTCTTTAAACCTAACAAAGGACCACAGACGGACTTCTTGTCTTCATCTGAAAGAGAAGTACTTTACGGTGGAGCAGCAGGTGGTGGTAAATCTTACGCTATGTTAGCTGACCCACTACATGGATTAAACAACGCAAACTTTAGTGGACTACTAGTTCGACACACTACAGAAGAACTAAGAGAACTTATACAAAAAAGCCAAGAACTTTATCCTCGTGCTATACCCGGTATAAAGTGGTCAGAACGAAAAAGCCAGTGGATTGCTCCTAGAGGTGGTAGACTTTGGATGTCGTATCTAGACAAAGACTTAGATGTAACACGATATCAAGGACAAGCGTTTAACTGGATAGGTTTTGACGAGTTAACACAGTGGAGTTCTCCATACGCTTGGGATTATATGAGATCTCGTTTGCGTAGTGCATACTCTAAAGAATTAGGTTTGTACATGAGAGCTACTACAAACCCCGGAGGTGCAGGACATCAATGGGTTAAGAAAATGTTTATAGATCCATCACCATCAAGAAAGTCATTTTGGGCTACAAACATAGAGACAGGAGATACTATTACTTTTCCTAAAGGTCACTCTAAAGAAGGAGAACCTTTATTTAAACGTAGGTTTATACCTGCAAGTTTATTTGATAACCCTTATCTTGCTGAAGGCGGTGACTACGAAGCAATGCTTTTGTCATTACCAGAGCATCAAAGAAAACAATTACTAGATGGTAACTGGGATGTCAGTGAAGGAGCAGCATTTCCTGAATTTAATAGAAAGATACACGTAATTGATCCTTTTAAAATACCTCAAAGTTGGGCTAGATTTCGATCCTGTGACTATGGATATGGGAGCCACACAGGTGTACTTTGGATTGCAGTTGCTCCTGATGATCAATTAATTGTGTACAGAGAATTATATTGTTCTAAAGTTACAGCTACAGACTTAGCAGATATGATATTAGATGCTGAACAAGAAGACGGAACAATTAGATACGGTGTCTTGGATAGCTCCCTTTGGCATAAAAGAGGTGATACAGGTCCAAGCCTTGCTGAACAGATGAATATGAAGGGATGCAGATGGCGTCCTTCTGATCGTTCTAAAGGCTCAAGAGTGGCAGGTAAAAACGAGCTACATAGACGCCTGCAGGTAGACGAGTTTACTGATGCACCTCGCCTCGTATTCATGTCTACCTGTACAAATACAATATCGCAGCTACCTGCGTTACCGTTAGATAAAAATAACTCAGAGGATGTAGATACTAAAGCAGAAGACCACTTGTATGATGCTTTAAGATACGGTATAATGACACGACCTCGCAGTTCAATATGGGATTTTAACCCAGCAACCCAACGATCAGGCTTTCAAGCTTCTGATCCTACATTTGGATACTAATACTTATGACTGATACAAACAACTTTATGGAAACTGATGCATCTTCTTCATTAGATGATATTAAAGATACAGAAAACTCAGACGACCCTAAGTCTGGTACTATTGTACAATTAGTTGATCAGCAATTTAAAAAAGCTGAAGATGCTAGATTTGTTGATGAACAAAGATGGATGAGTGCTTACAGAAACTATAGAGGTTTATATTCTGCAGATGTTAAATTTACTGAAGCAGAAAGATCTAGAGTATTTGTAAAAGTTACTAAAACTAAAACTCTTGCTGCATACGGACAAATAGTTGATGTATTATTTGGAAACAGTAATTTTCCTTTAACTGTAAATCCTACACGATTGCCTGATGGTGTTGCAGAAACGGTGTCTTTTGAAAGTGATCCTATAGGACAAAAAGTTTCAGAAGAATCAAAAGCTGCTTTTTCAAAAGAACAACCTGCTCCCTTATTAACTCCTGATACAGTATTAAAACCGGGTGATACATTAGAGACTTTAAAATCTAGACTTGGGCCAATAGAAAAAAAATTAGATACTGTTGCAGATCTTTTAGTAGAAGCTCCTGCTGCTACCCCATCAGGAATAACTTATCATCCTGCAATGGTTGCAGCTAAGAAAATGGAAAAGAAAATACATGACCAGCTAGAAGAAGCTAATGCTAATAAACAATTACGATTAGCTGCATTTGAATTAGCTTTGTTTGGTACAGGTATTATGAAAGGTCCACTTGCAATAAATAAAGAATATCCTAACTGGGATGATGAAGGTAACTATGATCCTGTAGTAAAAACTGTTCCGTCTACTAATTACGTATCAGTATGGAATTTTTATCCTGACCCTGATGCAGCTAATATGGATGAATCTGAGTACTGTTTAGAAAGACACAAAATGTCTCGTTCTCAAATGAGAGCTTTAAAAAAACGTCCTTTCTTTAGATCTAACGCAATAGATAACGCTATTGAACTAGGAGAGTCCTACGAAAAGAAATGGTGGGAACAAGAAATGGAAGATGACGCACAGCAAAGTTCTGCAGAGCGTTATGATGTAAAAGAATTTTGGGGTTTTGTAGATGTAGATTTATTAGAAGACTATGAAATTGATATACCTACTGAACTAAAAGACTCTGATGAGATCAGCGTAAATATTTGGGTATGTAATGGGCAAGTACTGCGTTTAGTTATGAATCCGTTTAAACCAGCTATACTACCTTACTATGCTGTACCTTACGAAATCAACCCTTATAGTTTTTTTGGTGTGGGTATAGCTGAAAACATGGACGATACACAAACTCTTATGAATGGGTTTATGCGTATGGCTGTAGACAATGCTGTACTAAGTGGTAACTTACTCATAGAAGTAGACGAAACTAACTTAGTTCCCGGTCAAGACATGAGTGTGTATCCCGGTAAAGTATTTAGACGACAAGGTGGCGCACCGGGACAAGGTGTTTTTGGTACTAAGTTTCCTAATGTTGCAAATGAAAATATGCAACTATTTGACAAGGCTCGTGTACTAGCTGACGAAAGCACAGGCTTTCCTAGTTTTGCTCACGGACAAACAGGTATTCAAGGTGTAGGGCGAACTGCATCAGGTATCTCTATGCTTATGGGTGCGGCAAATGGTAGCATACGAACAGTAGTTAAAAATGTTGACGACTATTTATTAGCACCACTAGGTAAGGCATTCTTTAGTTTTAATATGCAGTTTGATTTTGATACTGAAATACGTGGTGATTTAGAAGTTAAAGCAAGTGGTACTGAAAGCTTGATGGCTAATGAAGTACGTAGTCAACGACTAATGCAATTCTTAGGTGTCGTACAAAATCCTGTACTTGCTCCATTTGCTAAGATGGATTATGTAATTAGAGAGATAGCTAAAAGCATGGACTTAGATCCTGATAAAGTTACTAACTCTATGGGAGATGCTGCAATACAAGCAGAATTATTTAAAAAGTTTAAAGAAGAAAACCCACAAGAAGCTGCTCCTCCGCAAGGCGCACCACCTGTTGCTCCTCCTACAGGTAGACCACCTGCTAGTCCTCCTCCTAAACAACCTCCAGCAGGAGTACAAGTTCAAGATACCCAAGGATCAGGCGGTGGCAACATAGGTACAGGTACTGCTCCAATACCGGGTGAACAAGGCTTTACAGGAAATGTACAGTAATGATTCCTAAGTCAACATCAAAGAAAATAGCAGATAAAATAAACAATTCTATAAATAATTTGTTTGATTTATTCAAAGAAAGAGTTGATGAAGTAGCTCCTCCTCTTCCACCTGCATCTATAAAAGAAAGTCAATTTGAAAAAGTACTAGAAGGAGGAGTACTAAATCCTCTTTTTAAAGATAGACCTGTAACGAAATTAGAAAAAGAAAAACTTCTACAAGACAGAAAACTTTTTGCAGAATATAAAGGATATACTTTGGCTGATCCTAGAAGTATTTCTGAAAAAAGAAATTTTGATGAGTATATGCGAAAAGAAAAAGAATATTTAGATTTTTTAGGAGAGACAGAAAATGTACAGCCTGATGAACTAGATTTTACATCTTATGTGCGAGGTAATCCAGAAGGTAAAAAATTCTCTGAAAGTTTTGGCATGAAAGATATGACTCCTACTAAAATTAGAGAGATGCAGCTTAAATATGATCCTATAGCAGGACGAACAATAAAAGAATCAGATGCAAATATAAGAGGTAGTTACGGACTCCCCATAGGAAAATTACTATTAAATTATTATAGTCCTGTAGAAAATACAATTAGTAATATGAAATTTCCTGAAAAAGGATTAACAATTACTGCACTAAAAAATACTATTACTCCAGAAATACCAAAACTAAGTAAAAAGTTTGAGTATTCTTTTGGTGGACTAAAAGCAAAATTAAATGAATTAGAAAAAAGTGATCCTAATAAGTTGTATTCTAAAGAAGAGTTTATAAATTTATATAAAGAAAATGCATTATATTTAGATGCAAGAATTACAACAGACAGGTTACAAACTAAATATGGATCAGACCAACGCCAAGATATTTTTGATCCTTCAGTTAATCTAATGGGTATAAATCAAAAATTTTTTAATGAAGAATACTTTGAAATATCTTTAAATTTATCTACACCTAGAGGTAATAGAGAAGTTTTAACAAAACTAGACCCTAAAAATAAATTAGCGTTAGCTACAGATGATGATTTAATTAGTCATTACGGACAACACTTTCAACCTATGTCTTTAGCTCATACAAGAGGTAGTTTTTTTATTGATCCTAAAACTAAAGAAAAAATAATGATTGTTGAAGAGCTTCAAAGTGATTTTAAAAATCTTGTTTTAATGGCTAATAGATATGTAGAACAAACAGAAGCAGGACCAGTAGTTGTAAAATCTTCTGATCCACTAAAAGACCCTGCGCCAGCTACTGAGTTTTTATCACAATTATTACAAGCTTTAATAGTACACGCAAAAATGAAAAAAGTTAATAAAATTGTTTTTCCTTCTGCAGAACAAATAGCACTACAAAGAGGAGCAGCAGGTACAGAGTTAATGCCAAGTTTAACTGATATGGCAAACGAGCCTATTGACATAGTAAGTTCAAAATATGATATGATTTACAACAGAGGTTTACAAAAAACAATAGATAAATTTATTTCTCAAAGTGATAATAAAATTACAAAAACAGAATATAAAATTCCGTATAGGTACACTAGTGAGCAAAGAGAAGAAATTGAAAAAGCTGGTTTGTTAGGTGATGTTATAGACTCAGCAGTACGAGGAAGAAATCCTGAAGATCTGCAAATAATGAGTGGGTTCTCAAATGTATTTCCTAATCTTGATAAACCTGCTACTCTTTTAGATATAACTAACTTTAAATTTTTTCCTAAAGTAGCACAAGCTAGATTTAGTAAAGGTGGTCTTGTAAAAAAACGTGGCTTAATGCGTAAAAAAGTTGCAGCATGAGAGAACTAAAACAAATAGTAAACACAAAACCTGTATGGGATTCTTTTTTAGAGTACTTAGATGAGTCTATTACACTAGTACATAAAAGATTAGAACAAGAAGTAGATGTCGAAAAAATATACAGAGCGCAAGGTGAGATAGCTGCACTTAGACGTTTAAAGTATATGAGAGATGAATTTAACAATGATGAAAAAACAAAAGGATTTTACTAATGGCTATGGAACAACAAATGGAAATGTTTGGTGCAGGTCAAATGGGCAGGCTAGAAGATGATGGAATGACTAGAGATCCTGTAAGTGGAAATGAAATACCACCCGGTAGTATGGCTAATGAAGTACGTGATGATGTAGATGCCAAACTTAGTGACGGAGAATATGTTGTTCCAGCTAATGTAGTTAGATATTACGGTGTAAAATTCTTTGAAGACTTACGTAAGGATGCAATGCTAGGATTGTCTGTTATGGAAGCTACTGGAAGAATAGGTGGAGAACCTGTACCTGCAGAGATGCCTATGCAAGATCAATTAGCACAAGGACAACCACCTATAACTGAAGCAGAAATGCAAATGCTCCAAAGTATGATGAACGAAGGAGGCGTTATAAAAGGGTTTCAAGAAGGAGGACTTAATGATCCTATAACAGGAAATCCTATACCTCAATCTATTCCATCTAGTTACTATCCTTTGAGTCAATTTGCATCTCCGGGTGCTAGTACAATAAGCTCTGCATTAAACCCTTATGTAACTCCTGCAACAGGAACAACTCCTACAGTAGAAGAATCAACAGGTGAAACATCTCTTGTTACATTTGTAAATCCTGCGACAGGAGAAGTACAAGTATTACAATACATAGGTGGTAAACCTGTAGACTCAAATGCTTACAATACATTAATAAATTCAGGATACTTTGTACAAGGTAGCCCAGAGTTAGCACAATATAAACAACAACAAGATCAAGATTCAGGTTTATCTGGTGGAAATAGACCCGGAGAAATTCCTATTCGTCCTCATCCTAGTGAAGCAAACATAAGTCAATTAGGACAGTTAATAGCTGAGTCTAGTAAAGGAAGCGGAGGTCTTCTTGAAATAATCCCTAGTGTTACAGGTGCAGTTACAGGTAAATTAGCTGAAGATCATCGTAACGACATTACTAAAGCTTTAGATAAAATGATAGAAGGATCTACTAATGTTGCAAACAAAAAAGCAGCAGAACTAATGAAAGAAATATGGACTAATGAAGATCTAAGTAAAACAGAAAGAGCAAACGCTATAGCGGAAGCAGGTATATTTAAAAACCCCGGAGTACAAAATATGCTTGGTAAAAAAGCAGGAGAGTACGGAACTAAAGGTTGGTATGGTTATGCAACTCAAGCTCAACTTGATAAAAAGTTTGGCGTTGATCAAGCAACTAAAAAAGATTCAACTGTTAAAACCGCTAAAACTACACCTAGCTACGAAGGTGCAAGGGGTATACCTGTAAGATCGCAAAGTTACATGGAAGAAATGCAAGGAAAACAAAAAGAAATAAAAGACGCTGCAATAAGAGAACGTGTTGATGCGTACCAAGAACCTGATCCATCAGGTAGAAGTCTTGCAGAAAGAGCTAGAGATTACACGCCACCCCCACAAACAGAAAAAGAAGAAAAATCTGACAAAGCTGCTGAAGCAGCAGGTGCTACTAGAAGTAGAGGTGGCAGTAGAGAATTTGGAATGAATAAAGGTGGACTACTAAAGAAACCTACTAAGAAGAAGACCAAGACTAAAAAATAACTATAAGGCAAAACAACTATAAGGCTACCCGGTGATGCTGGCCCCAACATAAAAGGAATATAATATGCCCGAATTAACAACTATGGAAACACCTAAGACTGCTGGCTTTGTTGACAGCAAACACTCTAATGCAAATAGACGCAGAGCAGAGAAAGAAGAAAAAGAAATAGAAGAACTTCTTAACTCTCGTAAAGAACAAGCAGAAGAAGCTACAGAAGAAGTACAAGCTGAAACAGATACTAAAGAAGAACCTGTAAAAGCAGAAGCCTCTAAAGAAAAAGAAGAAAAAGTAGAAGTTAAAAAAGAAGAAGGTGACGATAAAGAATTAACACGAGAAGAAAAAACATATAAGAAAAGATATGATGATCTTCGTAGACACCAAAACAAATTGGTTGAACAAGTTAAAACTTTAGAAGCTAAAATAGCTGACCCTTCTAAACTTACTACTCCTACTACTGAAGCTGAACTAGAAGCTTGGAAAGAAAAGTATCCTGATGTAGCTAACATTGTAGCTACACTAGCTAAGAAAGAAGCTAAAGCTATGTACGATGCAGCCGATGAAAGGCTTACTCGTCTAGATGAAATTGCAGCAGATGCGAACAGAGCTAAAGCTGAAGCAGAAATACGAGCTATACATTCAGACTTTGACGAACTAAAAGAGAGTGATGTATTCCATGATTGGGTAGAAGTACAACCTAAGTGGGTTAAAGATGCTTTATATATAAACGAAGATGATCCTGCTTCTGTAGCACGAGTAATAGATCTTTACAAAGCAGACAACAATATAGTTAATAAAACTAAAAAAGCTTCAGCTAAAAAAGCAGCTACAGCTATCGTCACTAAGAAAGGACGTACATCAGTAGATGCAGATGAAGCTAGTGGAAAAATTACAGAGTCTGACGTACAGAAAATGTCAGCTAAAGAATACGAAGATCGTTCCGATGAAATAATGGAAGCGATGCGTACAGGGCGATTTGTCTACGATATGACAGGTGCAGCCCGATAAAAAAAAGTGTTGACAAATATGTCTCACTTTGATATAACTAGTACTACCTATAAAAACTAGTGGCCCTTTTAAGTAAGCTACCCACAGTGTTTATATTTCAACACAAAGTCTAAACTAACCGATAAGACCTACCTGATACCAAAGGCCCAATAAAAGTTAAGAATAGCTAGTCTTGCTTGAATTGCACCCTGACCGTTCAGCCTCTTATTACTACCGTTTAGCTTAATTCGTAAGCCAAACATCCATAGGAGGAATTTAACATGGCTTTTTCAACAGCAGCAGGTTATGGTAACCTGCCAAACGGAAACTTCTCTTCGATTATCTACTCGAAGAAAGTACAGGTTGCTTTTCGCAAGTCTACCGTAGTTGGAGATATTACTAACTCTGATTACTTCGGTGAAATTGCGTCACAAGGCGATACTGTTAAAATAATCAAAGAGCCTGAAATCTCAGTTAAGGCCTATGCTCGTGGTACAACTATTCTACCACAAGACCTTGACGATGAGGACTTCTCGTTGACAATCGACAAATCAAACTACTTTGCTTTCAAGATTGACGACATTGAAGAAGCTCACAGCCACGTAAACTTTATGCAACTTGCTTCTGATAGAGCAGCATATCGTTTGGCTGACCAGTACGACCAAGATGTATTGGGCTACCTATCAGGTTACAAACAATCATCAATTCACAGTGCAGCAGATACAGTTAACTCAACTGTAAATGGTAGTGTGGCAGTTTCAACTGCAGGAACAGATGAACTTCTTTCCAGCATGAAACTAAATAAAGGTGACTTTGGTAACATCACTACTACTTCAGCAGGAACGCACTCCATTCCGCTGACTCCACGTATGCCGGGTGCAACATCCTTGCCAACAGCTACAGCATCACCATTGATGGTTGTATCTCGTATGGCTAGACTACTTGATCAACAGCAAGTTGATTCAGGTGGACGTTGGCTAGTTGTAGATCCAGTGTTCATGGAGATGCTACGTGATGAGGATTCTCGTCTTCACAATGCAGACTTCGGAGCATCAGGAAGTATACGTAATGGTCTAGTTGTTAACAACTTAGGCGGTTTCAGAGTATACAGTTCAAGCAACTTACCTGCAGTTGGAACAGGTCCGGGTACTTCTGGTACAGCGAACCAGCTTTCTAACTACGGTGTAATTATGGCTGGACACGATTCTGCTGTTGCTACTGCAGAGCAGATCAATAAAACCGAATCATATCGTGACCCTGACAGCTTTGCTGACATTGTTCGTGGTATGCACTTGTATGGCAGAAAGATCCTTCGTCCAGAAGCTCTTGTTCAAGCCGTATATAACGCAGCGTAAGGGGAGATTAAGAAATGGCTACTATAACATCACTTTTACTTCCTGCTACAGGTAACTCTAACAGAGGCCGTATGCCGTATCAAGTCGAACTAATAATTGACTTGACTGCACAAGCTATTGATTGTTCATCTGGTGACGTAGTACAATGTATTACACTACCAGCTAACACTCATATACTTCATGCTGGTGTCCAAGTTGTAACTTCAGCAACTATGAACACAGGTACAGATGCTACTATAACATTGGGTGCAGCAGACGCTGACGAATATGTTACAGCATTTGACATTGACGGTGCTTCAGACTTGGCATATGCGCCAAGCGTTACACCTTCAGCAGAAGTTGTCCTGTCTTCAGCAGATACACTAGACCTAACTTTTGCAGGTTCTGGTGCTACCTTCTCAGCAGGTAAGCTTAGAGTTTACGCTCTATTGATGGACGTTTCCGAACAGGGAAGCACATCAGCCGATGAAGTCGATAGAGACACATTGGCCTAATAAAAGCATATCGGGGGCTGGGTCTAACTTGGCCCCCAAAGCTTACTTTAAATTATGAAAGATATTTAGATGGCAGAAACATATCTAACTTTAACTAATAAAGTACTTGCACGACTAAACGAAGTTGAATTAACTAGTTCAACTTTTTCATCGTCTAGAGGTATTCAAACACAAGCTAAGACTGCTATCAATGAAGCTGTAAGATATATAAATCAAAGAGAATATAACTACCCTTTTAATCACGCAACAAAATCACAAACACTTACGGCTGGAGTAGTTAGATACTCATTGCCTACAACCACCAAAGTTGTAGACTACAACACGTTTAGAATAGTTAAAGATAGTGACTTGGCAGTTAGCGGAGGTCAACTTTCTATCTTAAATTATAATGACTACGTAAGTAGAGCAGTAGAACAAGAAGATGAAATAACAACTACAACATTAAATGGATCACACTCTGACTCAGTAACTACACTGACACTTACATCTACTACAGGGTTTGATTCTTCAGGTACTGCACATATAGGTAACGAAATTATATCTTACACAGGCACACTTGGTAACGATCTTACAGGTGTAACACGAGGTGCAAGCTCTAGTACTGCATCTGCTCACTCTAGTGGAGTTACAGTTGCACAGTTTGATAAAGGAAGTGTGCCTACTCACGTAGTACGAACACCCGATAATAACTATTTAATGTATCCGTACCCTGATAAATCATACGTAATAAAGTTTGATTACTTTACGTATCCTACAGACATGGCTGCACACGACAGTACAACAACTATACCTGATAGATTTGCTGCAGTTATAGTAGATGGTGCAACTGCATTTATATATCAATACAGAGGTGAGTTACAACAGTACGGTATAAACTTTGAAAGATTTGAACAAGGTATAAAAAATATGCAGAGTTTATTAGTTAATAGATTTGAGTATATAAGATCTACATATATACCTTCAACAGGTTATGTAGGAAATTCAAAAACAGTATTACGAGTTAATTAATGGCTGATCAGTCAGGAGTACAACCGTTTTCTTTTAATTGTGAAGGTGGGCTAGTCTTAAACAAGTCTACTTTTATTATGGAACCCGGACAGGCACTAGAGTTAACTAACTTTGAGCCAGACGTTGAAGGTGGGTACAGACGTATCAATGGTTTCAAACCTTATATTTTTCAACAAGTTCCTGAAACTACACTAAGTACTGAACCTATATTAATGTCTGCATTGTTTAGCAACTACATTCTTGCTGCTAGAGGTGAGAAAGTTTATAGTTCAGCTAGTACAACACTGAGTCAAAAGGTCGCATCTTCTACTGGTATGACAGGGTCTGGTACTCTCATTG